CCCGAACAGCGAGAGAAGCTGGAGCTCTGGTTCTGGAAGACGCTCAAGCCGTGTCTTGCGCCTGGTGGATCGATCATTGTCCTCGGGACCAGGTGGGCCGAGAGCGATCTGTACCAGGTCCTCATGGAAGAGAAGAAGTGGCCCAGCATGGTGAGGGGGGCCATTTACAAGGATGAGAACGACCGAGACCAAGCTCTCTGGCCGGAATACTGGCCGCTCGAGGCTCTCGAGGCGGAGCGCCGCGACATGGGCAGCGCGATGTTCGCCTGCTCGTATCTCAACGACATCAGCGGTCTCATGGCGGGCAACATCTTCCGGAGGGAGTGGTTCAACTACTTCGATCCGCACCAGTTGGCTCCCGGCCACCTGGTCTGGAAGATGGGTGTCGACCTAGCTTCATCGGAGCGTCAGCGAGCTGACTTCACGGCCCGTGTTGTTGTTGGTGAGGATGCAGACCGGAACGTCTACGTCTACTCCGTTGTCCGGGACAAGATCGAGACCGGGCACAAGGGGTTCATCGGTGACGGGTACAACGCTTTTCCCTTGATCAGCAAGATCGTCGTCGAGAACAACCAGTTCCAGGGTGCGTTCGTGAAGGACCTGCTCTCGATGACGAACTGGCCGGTGGTCGGCAAGAAGAGCGAGGTCGACAAGGTCACCCGGGCGAGAGCCGTTGCTTCGCGCTACGAGTCCGGGAAGGTCTTCCACAGCAGGAGCTTGCAGGGGACGGACTTCGAGATTGAGCTCCTGCAGTTCCCGAAAGGGCACGATGACATGATCGACGCTCTGGGTCTGGCCATGGAAACCGGTGCTGGTGGTGCGTTCTTCGGAGCGTTGACCTGAGATGGAGATGGTCGCCCCTGGGCCTGATCTCGTTCTTGGTCCATGTTTCGACTGCTTCATCAAGAGTCGACTGTTCGAGTTCATGCCCGGGCACTGGATTTGCCTGTCCTGCTACCGCGATCTCGTCGACGCGGCTTTAGAGACCGCTTACGAGGAGGATGCGGATGCCGCTCCCTGAACCGCCCATCATGATCGAGTTCAGGGATGGGGAGAAGTCCGTCCCTCCGCACATTGCGTCCAACATCTCGATCGCCGAGATCGATCCCTTCAACTACACCTATGAGGAGGCCGTCAGGCTGTCTGAGCAGGCGCTGATGAAGAACCTGTTGAAAGGGTTCCAGCAGGACATGATCTACAAGCACTTCCGAGAAAACCGCTGATGGGCATCCTCGTCCGGGCTGCGATGGGCTCGAGGGCTCAACCGCAGGTTGCTCTCGTGAAGGCACCAAAGTCCTCGCCCAACAACCTGCCTCCCGGCAGTGCGACAGCCTCGGTGACCTATGCCTGGGATGGCAGGGTGCCCGTCCTCAACGCCAAGACCTACCGCAACTGGTACAAGACCAGCGAATGGGTCCGGGGGGCGGTTGACATCCGGACGTCACAGGTGTCCCAGGCGGAGTGGGACATCGTCGCCAAGGACAAGGACCAGCCCTACAGCAAGCGGCTTCGGCGCGAGATCCGAGAGAAGCTCGAGACCCCGAACCCGCTGAACGACTCTTTCTCTACCTTCCTCGAGCCGGTGACCCGAGACCTCGTCACCCTGGATGCCGGGTGTGTCGAGAAGGAACGGAACCTGATGGGGGATCTGGTCAACCTGTGGCCGGTTGATGCCGCCACCGTCCGCGTTTCGACCTCATGGGATGGATCCAACCCCAAGGAGCCCAGGTACTACTGGTACCCGGACAACTACCGTCCGGTGGCGTCCTGGCGGAACAACGACTTCATCTACATGATCCAGCACCGCCGGACGGACTCGGTGGTCGGACTGCCTCCGATGGAGACGCTGAAGCTGACCATCGAGGCTGAGCTCCAGGCGCACGAGTACAACCGGCGACAGGTTGCCGGTGCTGCGCCTGACGGCATCATGGACCTGGGCGAGACATTCTCCCGCGACCAGGTGAACTCCTTCCGTGCGTTCTTCGAGAGCGAGGTCGCAGGTCGGGGGGCCGTTGGTTTCATCGGTGGGACGAAGAACCCCAAGTGGATCCCGCTCCGCCCTGGCAACAGGGAGATGCAGTTCCTGGAGTGGCAGGTCTACCTCGTCAGAAAGATCGCGGTCGTGTTCGGCCTGACGCCGCAGGACCTTGGTGTCACCTTTGACATCAACAAGAGCACGTCCGAGACCCAGGTGCAGATCTCCGAGGACCGAGGCCTGAGGCCGCTCATGTCCCGTGTCCAGGACTACATCACGGAGGAGATCGTCTGGGACGCCGCGTACGGCGGTCCACGCAACAACCTGGCCTTCCGCTTCACCTCGCTCAACCTCAAGGAGAGCACGGCGAAGTCGAAGATCCTCGAGTCCGCCCTGGGCGGCGTTCCGTGGCGCTTCATCAATGAAGCACGCATGGAAGAGGGTCGTGAACCGATCCCGGCCCTCAACGGCAAGTTGGTCATGGAGACGCCCGTTGGCGCTCTTGACATTAGTGATGTCCCGACGGTGCGTGAGTACCTCGAGATGCAGATGGCCTCTCGGAAGCCCGATGGTGGCTCCTAACAGTCAAGCCTCAAGGAGGGGCAACACATGGCAGCTCTCGCGGTGACCCCGGCCTCGGGGTCGATCAATTCCAGGAAGGACTTCGTTCGCGTTGATCTCACCGATGGGGATGAGACTCTCCGCCAGCGGATCAAGGCTGAGCTCGCAGGCGCGGAAACACTCACCTCGCATGAGTTCCAGCCCTCGAGCGATGGCAAGCACTCCTGGTTCAACGTCATGTTCCCGGCTGACGGGAGCTGGACGCTGACCCTCTACAACACGGATGGCGACGGCACGCTCGCCACGCTTGCGGTGACGGTCGCCTAATGACCGCGCAGACGGTAGGAGCCGTCGAAGCCATCCCCTTTCTCGTGCGCGTGGAGACGAACAGTCGCCTCCACGTGCGCTACCAGATCGTTGGCCGGACGCTCGATGACGGGCGCTGCGGCATCGATGACAACTGGGTCAGAGCATCGGCTGAAGATCTTGCCGACGCTGAGCCAGACCGGCTCTGCCGGTATTGCTTCCCCGTCGCAACCGGGGATAAGGAGGTCAGGGAATGAACTTCCTTCGGATCCTCTCCCGGGATCGGGAGCAGCCGAAGAGCCAGGTCGAAGTCATCAAGCGGATCGACGACGACCTCAACTCGATGATCACTCGTGGCCGGTTCATGGGTGAGAAGCTCACCTTCGGCCCGAACTTCGTCCACACGTACATCATGCGTGGCAGGTCGGGCGAGTACGGCAAGCCGGGGTCCGTCGAGGACCTGGGCTGGTCGCACAACATCAAGACCACCGTTGGGATGGACTGGCTCCACAACAACATGGGTGGCCTGATCACTCCGACCAGCGGCAGCCCGGCGACCACCGTCACCGCGACGGCCATCACCAGCACCGGCACCACGCTCTCTGCTGACGCCCTCAAGGGCATGCGGGTCGTGATGCCGATCACCGGCCTGACAACCAAGCCCGTGTTCGCCAACATCCTGTCCAACACCACGTCGGTCATCCAGGTCGACTCGTGGCAGACAGAGGCACAGGGTGCGGGCACCACGCCCGCGAGCACCTCGGCGTACTTCGTGCTGCCGGGCCAGGGTCCTGCGTCCTACATCGGCCTCACGACTGACACCGGCGCTCCGGCCGTGGGTGACACCACGCTCGCAACGGAGATCACGACCAACGGCCTCGCGCGTGCGCTGGCCACCTTCGCTCACACCCCGGGTGCGACCACCTACACGCTGGCGAAGACGTTCGCCGCAACGGGCACGCACACCAACGTCCACAAGGCAGGCAACTTCACCGGTGGCTACGGAGCCTCCGGTGGCGGCATCCTCGTTGCGGATACGAACCTCAACGCTGACGCCACGCTCGCGAACGGCGACTCGCTCGCCGTCACCTGGACCTGGACGCTCCCGGCCGCTGGCTAGGAGCTTGAGCCGTAGCGGGGCAGCAATGTCCCGCTACGGCTTTCTCTTTGATCTGAGCAAGGAAAGGGGTATCTGATGCCTGTCACCATCCCCGCGACGGGGACGGGTACTGCGACCCCGATCGTCAGTACCGACAACGTCACCGCAGACAGCAGCCAGGTCCAGAACGTCCAGCTCGTGACGGTGTCTGGCGGAGCGTTGACACGCATCGCTTCTGGGACTCAGTACACCGAAGACACGGCGCTGGGGACGGATCCAACTGGAACCGCCATTATCGCCAATGGATCATCTGCCACTCCTACCGCCGTCAGCGCAGATGGTGATGCGGTTACTGTCTGGGCCAACAAGAGCGGGGCGATCGTCCCTGTCAATGCCCCGCACATCGGTCTCAATGGAGATCCCTGGAGCCTGGTCCATGAGGGGGCGACTTACACCTCAGCCCAGACCAGCACGGTTGTCGTGGCTGGCGGTGCCAGTGAGAAGCTGGTGGTCACCCAGGTCCAGATCCAGGCCTATGGCACGACGGCTTTCACCTGTCAGGTCTACTTCGGGACCGGGGCTTTCAGCCGTGGAACCAGCAGGGCCGTGTTCGATGGAGAGTTCGCTCCGTCCGCGACCTCGAAGCCTGGTGTCGTCATGAATGGTCCCTTCATCTCGGGGACCAACGGCGACGATCTCTGCATCACGACGGTCGGTGCTGGCAGCGTGACCATCAATGTCTGGTACTACGTGGTGACCTGAGATGGCGATTGGCTTCAGGTCAGCCAACAAGGGGAACAACGGGACGGGGGCATCGACCCTCGCCATCTCCGCTCCGAGCGGTGTCCAGTCTGGCGACATGCTGGTGATGGGTGTCACCGCTCGTGGTGGCACGGGGACGACCATCGGCCTGGGTGCCTACTTCCGTGGGAGCGCGAGCCTGCCCAATTACCCGTCCGCCCTGGCGGTTGATCCTGGTGGCGCGTATTACTATGCCTCGTCGTCGGTCGGGAACTGGATCAAGAAGATCCGCGTATCGGATCTGACCGTGGTGTCAACGATCAGTACGTCGGTGACCTACGCCTCGAACATGTGTGTGACCCCCGATGGTGCCTGGTTGTACTGCGTGACCTCGCAGGGCAGCCCCGCCTACGCCTACGTCATCGACCTCGCCGACTTCACGCTCCAGACCACGATCACGCTGACGGGTGGCTATGCCACCAACGCGTTCTCTCTTTCCGACAGCTCCCGGGTCTATGTGCCCTGCGGTGGGCAGAACGTCGTCAAGGTCCTGCGGACGTCGGACCACACGTTCGTCAAGGACATCGCCGTCACCTACGCCTTTGACTGGTGCCTCACGCCCGACGATGCGTACATCTACTTCCCCCGGGGAAACGGCAGCCAGATCTACAAGGTCAGGACCTCGGACGACACGCTCGTTTCCACGCTGACGCCTACCAAGTCCAACACGAACGGGAGCGGTCCGTTCACGGCGGTCGATGCCGCTGGCGTATATTACTACCAGCCGAATTGTGGGATCGGTTCGGATGCGGTTACCAGGGTCACGCTCTCGAACGATGCCCTGACCTACTGCACCACTTCGATCACGAGGCCACAGATCGTCCGGCTGTCCCCAGATGAGTCGCTGATGGCCGTGTACTGCCAGAGTGCGGCGGACTCCAGCAGGGGCGTGGTCCTGATCCGCACGTCGGACTTCACCGAGATCCGGGCCACCGTAGGTGACACGCCCGACATCAATTCCTTAGAGTGGGACAAGGGCGGCAAGTACCTTGTGTGCCCGTCAGTGAACAACAACAAGGCTTATGTCATTCGGGCGAGCGACATGAAGATGATCCGCGAGATCACCGGCCTGACTACGCCTAGTTATGCCAAGGTCAACGGAACCGAAATGTACTTCAAGAGCGGTTCTGGTTTGTCGGACGTCGTGGATGCTGGCCCGCTCGACTGGGAGCTGATCGGCAAGCCCGAGAACAGCGGGACGACATTGCGGCAGGAGTTGTACTGGCGTCTCGCAGGGGCGACCGAACCGTCCGCCTACAGCGCGGCGTTCAACTCGTCCGTCCGAGCATCCGGCGTCGTGGTTGCCTTGTCGGGCGCTGACCCGTCTGCGCCGCTGAACGCGCAGTACGGAGGCCAGGTAAACGCGAGCAGCACGGCGGTCGATGCTCCCTCGTCCTTTGGCTCGTGGGAAGCCCGTAATGGGATTGATGTGGCGATGCTTGGGACGGCCTATGAGTCGTCGTTTTCCCCTCCGACTGACTATACCGAACCTGCGAACGGGGACGTCGCATCAAGCGGAACGTCGAACGCGACGACCACCGCTGTTTCCTACCGGGCTTTAACGGCGGCCACCTCGGTGGCAGCGATCCAGGGGACAGCCGCGAACGCCGCCGTCAACATCGGCCAGCATGTGTTTGTGAAGGAGACCGCCCCGGATCTTTCTGACCCGACCCCGATCTCCGTGTTCTTCGGACCGGGTCAGGCATGAGCGAGAGACGGGGTAGTCCGGGCCGGACGACCTACGCCAGTGAAGAATCGATGCTTCTCTACAACTCTCTGATGGCTAGGATCGAACAGCTCGAAAGGGCTGTGATCGACCACGAGCAGCGGTTCGACACCCTCCAGACGTGGTGGTGGAAGAGGGTCTGGTTCTGGATTGACGGTTGGCCGTGGCATGACCTGAACGGAACCCAGAAGCGGCGGTTCTGGCACCGCAGGGATGGTCGCTGATGGCCTCGAGGCTTTACTTCAGGATATCTCTTATCGCGACGAGAGAAGACCTTCAATACGTTCGGGGCAAGCAGGTTCCACGGCTAGACTCCCGAAACAGCGACGCGTGCTTTGTTTGCGTAAGTTTGACTCCCGAGCAAGGCACTGGCACATATAACTGGTATAGCGTCAGCGTTGCAGGTACTACTACTGGCATAGAGGTACTTCCGCAAGTTCAACCTTACGACTGGGTATCGTCGCCGATCGCCGAAGATATTTCAGTTAGCGGCACGATCTCTGCGAACCTTTGGGGGTACGAGACCTCGATGTCTGCCAACACAACTATTGGTTGTGTTGTCTACCGGGTCGACAGCCAGGGAGAGATATCTGAGATTGGCCGTTCGGCTAGTACGACTGAGTTCGGAACGTCGTCGGCGCTTAGAACCTTTACAATCTCGCCAACATCGACGGATCTCTTCAAGGGCGACCGCATTTGTCTTCGGTCTTACTTTGACGATGCCGGGACGATGGGCGCTGGCTACGCAGTCTATTTCAGCTTCAATGGAAGCACGCCTGGCGCTGCTGGCGACTCTTGGGTTGAATTTACTGAAGACGTTAGCTTCATTACTTCAGCTCCTGCGGGTACTACCGTTTATCTGACGAACACTGCATCTGATGTAAGCACAGCAGCAGTAGATCGCGTAGCTTGGACAGACCGTGGGAGCGGGGTTCAGACAGACGTTACAAATACTGTCCTTGGCTGGACTGATCCAATTCAGATTACCGATACTGCCGGTGGTACGGTTGTCGATTGGTGGACTCCAGGCCTAGCGGCCTTTACTCTCGGAGGCGCGGTCAAGGTCAATGCTCGGGGTAACAATAGCAACTCGATTGCTTACGCTTCCCCAAGAATTGAAATTGCAGTAACAGATAGCGACGGCAGCAACCCCGTGGTCTGGGGTAGCAATGGAAGCTACGGATTTCCTTCTACCGGGGAAGACGCCCGACCAACTTGGGTTAGCGGGCCTGACACGTCTGTTTCGACTGGGCAGCGCCTTCGCATTCGCATCTACATAGACGACACTGACAGCCAAGGATATATGCACTCTGGTTATACTTCGACGTTCTACTACGCGGGGACATCGAGCGGAGCGTCAGGAGACAGCTATCTGGTCTTCAGCCAGACGCTCGAGGCTGATTCCCCGGGACCTGGTGGTTCTTCTGACGCGATGCCGTTCATCGGTGGTGGGTACTACCCCTCCTGACGTCTTCTGATTTGGGCCTCGCTGGGCCTGCGGAGGTTCCAGTTTGAGTCTCCTGCTGCTCTTCTCTAATGGCGCGGCCACAGGAACCGAATACCCGGTCACGGCCGGAGCTTCTGTGGCGACCATTTCGGAAGCAGCGGTCAGAAGCGCACTCTCTGCGACCCGGGCAACGTCCGGGTCGCTTTCGTCTGTCTCGGAGAGCGCCGTCAGGATCGGAACGGTCTCGAGATCGACCAGCGCCTCCCTGGCATCGCTGAGTGAGGTCGTTACCTCCCTCAAGGTCATGGCCCGTGGATTGTCTGACAACGTCGCCACCATCAGCGCGGCGGCAACCCGGGCTGCGATGGCCAAGTCGAGAACCGTCGCGCAGTCCCTGGCTACGCTGTCAGAGACGGTCACGCGATCTGCAATGGCCAAGTCCCGGACGGTCGCACAGTCCTTGGGGACCTTGTCCGAGACTGTGGCCCGTGGTGCCGCCACCTTTATCCGTGCCGTCAGCGTGACGCTTGGATCGGTGTCGGAAGCCGCGACCCGTGGGGCAACGGCTATCTCCAGGACGGTAGCCCAGGCGCTGGGTGCCATCAGTGAGACCGTCGAGGGCATCTACCAGGCTGGGCTGATCCTGCGGTCGGCTGCTGACTCCGTTGCATCGGTGTCAGAGTCTGTCGCCAGGGGTGCTGTTGCTGCCACCAGGTCAGCCACCGCCACCGTTGCCACCCTCGTGGAGTCCGCCGTCCGGGCTGGCATTGCCTTCATCCGCCGTGAGAAGCGGCCCAGCGATCCGGGTGGCCTGCCGTGACCGAGATCACCCGCCATCCCAGTGCATATACGGACACGACCGGCTTCAACGGTGGCTGGACAAACCCGACCAACGCCTATTCGACCAACACGACATACGCGACGATCCAGACCGGGACCAAAGCCCGCAACCAGGAGTGGGCGACCAACTGGCGTGGCTTCGACTTCTCGGTTATCGGGTCTGGCGACACGATCGACTCGGTCGCCGTCCACGTCATCGTCAAGGTCAGCGCGGCATGGTCGCAGGGAGAGTTCCGATCGTCGGTCTGGGAAAACGTCACCGTTGCTGCGGCCCTGACGGCTGGGACCACTGGGGCCATCGGTCCCGATCTCCAGTACACGCAGAGCACCGCGTCGTGGCCAACCAGCGACACGGACTGGACCTACTCCCTCACCGGAACGATGCCGACGGTCGCCCAGCTCCAGGCGTCCAACTTCGGCATCCGCGTCCAGACAGCCAACGGCAACAGCGGCGCTGACAGCCTGATCAGCCTCGACGACATCTACCTGGTCGTCGACTACTCGACTCCAGCTCAGAACCTGACCCGGACCACGTCAGATAGCGTCTCTTCGGTGTCGGCTGCCGTTGCTCGCGGCACCATGAGCGTCGGGCGTTCGACATCTGCCTCGTTGTCCTCCATCGCGGAAGCCATCGTCGGTAGCAAGGTGCTCAACCGGATCACGTCGGCCACCGTGGCAACCCTGACCGAAGCTGCCGCGAGAACGATCACGCTGGGCAGGTCGACCAGCGCCGCCCTGGCTACTGCCAGTGAGAGCGTTGTCAGGTCCGGCACATTCAGCCGGTCGGTCCCGGTGTCCCTGGGGGCGATCACCGAAGCTGCCGTCCGATCGGCGATGGCCAAGGTCCGCACGACCGCCGACTCCATCAGCTCCTTCCTCGAAGACGTCATCGGGGACTTCATCCCCGGAACACAGGAGATCATCGCCACCGTTGGTGATGCCCTGAGCGCCATCAGTGAGGCTGCGTCAAGGGCAACATCACCAGTTCGCACTGCGGCAGCTTCTGTGCCAACGCTGTCGGAAGCCATGGCGTCTGGAAGGCTCTTCGTCAGGACGGTTTCCGCCAGGATCTCGTTCGTCTGGGACTACCTCTTCGAGGCTGGAGCAGAGATCGAGGCCACGGTCTCGGATGCGGTTGGCACGCTTGGGGAGGCCGCGACACGAGGGACGATGGCCGTTGCCAGGTCGCTCTCCGAGACGTTTGGCTCTCTCTCCGAGTCGATCTCGAAGCTGCTCTCGCTGGTTCGCTCGAACGCAGACTCTCTTGCGTCTTTGTCAGAGTCGGTTATCAGGAACACGGCGTCGTTCGTCAGGTCCACGTCAGAGTCCATTGGATCTCTGTCGGAGGCTGTCGTTCGTGCGGCGGCGACCTTTTCCCGTGCGATCTCCGATGCTGTGGCATCGATCGGTGAGACAGTGGTTCGTGGAGCGTCGTCTGCCATCAGGTCGACCAGCGCATCCATCGGATCGTTGACCGAGACAGTCGCCAGGGCTGCTGGGACGTTCACGAGATCCGTGCCGCAGTCCATGGGCTCGATCAGTGAAGCCGTTGTGCGCGGCGCGGTTGCGGCTGTCAGAACTTTGTCTGACAGCGTTTCGTCCATCACCGCAGCCGTCGTCAGGGCGTCATCCACTTTCACTCGCTCGACGTCAGCCTCTCTTGCCACCCTGTCGGAGTCCGTCGCCAAGGCATCGCAGATCCTGCGGAGTACATCTGCTTCCCTTGCGTCCATCACGGAGTCCGTGGTCAGGGGCGCGATGTCGAAGGTGCGAAGCACATCCGACTCCGTCCCTGCTATTTCGGAAGCAGTGGCCAGGGTCATCGGGTTCGCCAGGACGACATCGGCTGCCATCGCATCGATCTCTGAGGCTGCGACCAGGGGCGCGATGTCCGTGGCCAGGACGGTCGGGGATGCGATCAGCAGCATCACCGAGCTGGTGTTCACCGCTGGCAATCTCATCACCAGGTCGGCGGATGCCGCGATCAGCTCCATCAGTGAGAGCGTGGCTCGAGCTGCCATGGCGGTCTCGAGGAGCACTTCCGACAGCCTCTCGACGTTGGTGGAGACAGCCACCAGGGCTGCCATGGCAAAGGTGCGTTCACTAAGCGACTCCGTTGCCACCCTTAGTGAAGCCCTCGTGCGCGGGGCCTTTAGCAAGGTCAGGTCGGCTGCGGATAGCATCTCGACGGTGGGAGAGCAGGCTTCCCGGAGCTCCATGCTCGTGCTCCGCTCGTGGTCTGACTCCATCGGATCTGTCGCAGAGTCTGCGACCAGGGGGGCTCTTGCTGCCTCTCGATCCGTTCCGCAGGCCGTCGAGTCGATCTCAGAGACAGTCACCAGGGCTGGGTCATTCGTTCGCTCGGCGACGGCTTCCATCGCGTCCATCGTTGAGACAGTTGTCCGGTCCGGGATGGCCAAGGTCAGGGATGCTGCTGATTCCGTGACTCTGATCTCCGAAACGGTGACCAGGATCGCGGCGGTGGCTAGGTCGCTTGCTGACACCGTGACGTCGGTGAGCGAGACCGTTCTCCGTGGCGCGATGGCCAAGATCCGCTCCGCTGCTGACTCCGTCTCATCGATGACGGAGGCTGTAGCCCGCTCTGCCATGTCCATTGCAAGATTGGCATCGCAGTCTCTGGGCTCGATCTCGGAGACAGTTGCCAGGCAGGCAATCTCGGTCGTCCGGTCCGCATCGGACACCATCGGGTCGTTGGCCGAGGTTGTCTCTCGAGCCACGATGGCAGTTGCTCGCTCCGCCTCCGCCTCGATCGCGTCGGTGCTGGAGAGCATTACCAGCTCTGCCCTGATCTCGAGAGTGGCTACTGCCGCCATCTCATCACTGAGTGAGGCACCCACAAGGATTGCCACGGTTTCCCGGTCCATCGGAGAGTCTATTGGGACCCTGGCGGAGACGGTGTTCTCGGCAGGCAACCTCCTCGTTCGGACGGCTGCTGAAGCTATCGATACGGTCTCTGAGGCCTTGATCAGGGCCTCGACGTCCGTTACTCGATCGGCTGCAGAAGCCGTAGGTTTGGTATCTGAGGCGGTTGGTCGATCTCTGGCGACGGTCAGAACGGCTGTAGCCTCGATCGCTTCGGTCGTGGAGTCCGTTATCCGGACCACCTCGGTCTACCGCCTGGCCAGTGATGCACTTTCGACGCTCACTGAGTCCGTGGTCAGAGGCTCGACTGCAGTGGTGCGAGCCACATCAGATGCCGTGTCGTCCATCTCTGAGGCTGTGGTCAGGACGGTTGGCCTGGTCATCAGGTCAATGTCCGAGACTGTCGCATCGGTGAACGAGACGGCGTCCAGGTTGCTCTCCATGACGCGGTCACTCGCCTCCTCTTTGGGATCCATCAGCGAGAACGCCGCCCGCCTGCTGTCCACTGTCCGCACGGTCGCTGACTCTGTTCCCTCCCTAGCAGAGTCAGCGGTTCGCTCTGCAATGGCGGTCGCCAGAAGCGTCGCCGAGAGCATCGGATCGATCTCGGAAAGCATCGCAAGGCAAGCCATCGCCGTTGTCCGTTTGATGTCCGACGGAGTCTCGAGCCTCTCTGAAGCCATTGCGCGCGCGACCATGTCGGTTGTCCGCAGCGCCACGTCCTCAATCTCCTCGATGACAGAGACCACCGCGAGTTCCGCCTACATCCCCAGAGCAGTCGCCAGCGCCATCTCATCGGTGAGCGAGGTGGTCACCAGGGTGGCCACGGAGATGAGATCAGTCTCCGACGTCATTGCCTCGTTGTCCGAGGTGGTGTTCCAGGGTCTGGCAGGGCTCATCACCAGGGCCGTGAGTGACAGCGTGGAGACCATCTCAGAGTCCCTGAGCCGCGCCTCGATGGGTGTCACTAGAGCCGTATCCGATGCCGTGAGCTCCATCTTCGAGGCTGTCGCCAAGGTGATGTCTTCCGCTAGAACGGCGGTGGCTTCGATCGGTTCGATCGTCGAGTCTCCGTCGAGGATCGCCGAAGTCTTCAGGTCTGCTGGCGACGTCGTCTCGTTTGCCTCCGAGACAGTGGTGCGGGCGTCGATGTCGGCGCTGAGGTTCGTTGGGGACTCTGTCTCCGGGATCTCGGAAGATGTATCAAGATCGCTTGGGACGATTGTGCGATCGGCGGCTGAGGTGCTGGGGTCGATCAGCGAGTCGGTTGCGAGGATCGCGACCAACGCCAGGTCGATGGCTGACTCCATCCCGTCCGTATCGGAAGCTGTGGTCCGTGGGGCGATGGTTGTGTCCAGGGCCGCCGCTGAGAGCATTTCCACGATCATCGACTTCGTCTCAACCGGCGCGCAGTACATCGTCAGGTCGGTGACGGACAGCTTGTCCTCCTTGGCAGAGGCTGTTGTCAGGTCTGGTGATTGGGTCAGGTCCTCGAACGATGTCTTGGAATGGGCCAGCGAGTCCGTGTCCAGGGTCGCCGACAAGGTGAGGTTCGCCGCGTCCTCCATCGGCTCCATCCTCGAGGATGTCTTTGGGGAGTTCACCAGCGGTGCGGTTCACCTGATCCGCAGCGTGGCCGATGCGATCGAGTCCCTCGCAGAGTCAGTGTCCGGATCCTTCACCATCCAGCGGGTTGTGTCGGACACGGTCGGGGCGATCTCGACTGCCGTCGATCGAACGCTCGGTGCCGCCAGGTCGGCTGCTGACAGCATCTCGAGCATCGCGGCGTCGGTGGTCAGGTCGGGCTCGTTCTACCGATCCACATCAGAAGCAATCGCTTCCATCTCAGAAGTAGCCGCACGTTATGGCGCGGTACTAGCACGGTATGCGACCGATCTCGTTTCACCGATGACAGAGGCTGTCAGCAGGGGCGGTAACGCGCTCTTCCGGACCGTCGACGATTCGATTGGCTCCATCGGTGAAGCAGCTTGGCGTCTGGGAACTCGGGCTCGAGCGATCATCATTCGCGAGGCCAAGGCATCAGCGACCATCATTCGTGCAGTGCCTTCAGCCGGGATCCTGCGCGTCAGCAAGGCCGTAAGCACGATCATCAGACGACGCGGTACAACCACCATCGTCCGCGAAGACAAGCCTTCAGGAGGGATCGAACGTGAGTGAGATCGTCGCCCAGCGTGGCGATAACGAGACCTACGACCTCACGGTCGTAGACGCTTCGGGGGTGGCGATCGACCTGACGTCCTACACCCTGAAGTTCACCATCAAGGTCAACGCGAAGGACAAGCACTACATCGTCCAGAAGACAACCGGAAGCGGGATCACCCTGCTCGATCAGGGGGCTCCTGCGACCAAGGGCATGGCAACCATCGCCCTGCTCCCGGCAGACACCGCCAAGCTCGTTGCCCCCAAGACCCTCTACTTCGATGTGGAGATGACATCCGACAGTGACATCGTGACCACGGTCGTGGACGGCGACTTCTCGCTCCTGGCCGACATCACTCGATAGAAGGGAGACAGTCTTGGCAGCCTCTGTTCCTACGGTCGTAGACGAGACATCGGGCCTCTGGTACCGACCGTCCGTTGTCGGCGATCTCAAGATGCTTCGCGAGGTGGAGTCCGCTTACGACAAGCTGCCCATCAAGGATGACGACGTGTTCCTCGATCTCGGGGCGCATGTCGGTGCAGCCAGCATGTTCGCCCTCAAGCGTGGGGCAGCGAAGGTCATTGCAGTCGAGCCCGACCCGTCCAACCTCGAGCTTCTGCACCGCAACCTGGACGGTTCCAACGTCCAGATCATTGAGGCTGCGGTGGGAGACAGAAGCGGGACCACGATGCTCTACACGAGGGCATCGAAGCCGCATCTCTCGACCACCGAGAGCAACGAGCCTGGTCGTGAGGCGATCGAGGTCTCGGTCATTGCATTGGGCGATCTGCTGCGGCGCTACCGGCCGACCATCCTCAAGTGCGACATCGAGTTCGGGGAGTACGCGCTGACGCGTCTCGGGAAGCTGAGCCCGACCATCCGCGCTGTGGCAATCGAGATCCACATTCGCTATGACCTCGTCTTCGACTCTGCCAGCCAGTCTGATACTGCACTGCGTATCAAGCGGCGGGAGGCGTTGACCCTGGTCGACACGATCGAGGCCCAGGGCTTCACCCGCGTCGCCTACAGGACCAAGGAGTACCCCGGTCCGAGGGTCACCGACGACACCGGACTTCCTCCTGACACTGCTTCCATCGAAGGTGTTTGGGTTCGATCGGAGGACTAGGGTGCGGGTCGTCATTTTGGCTGGCTCTGATCCAGCGGTTGAGAGCGCCCGATGGCGTAACCATATGGGTGTGCCTCGTCACCTGGCACCGATCGACGGTGAGCCGATCCTGTATCACACCGTCAGGCAACTGGATGGTCATGACATCTATGTTGTCGGGCCTGATGACGACCGCTACCGCATTCCAGGAACGACGCTGTTCATTCCGACCATCACGCCATCCAACCTTTGGGCGGACCCCCTCTTGCACAACCGGTCACTTCGTGACCCTGATGGACGGACTGTTGTCCTGTGTGGTGACACATGGTTCTCGGACGATGGGATGTCCAGGATCCTGAACTACAACGAGCGGGAGTGGCGGTTCTTCTGTCGGTTCGGAGCCAGCAAGATGACGGGCTGCCTTTGGGGCGATATCTGGGGGCATTCATTCTGGCCCGAGCATGTCGAGCGTCATGACGATCGTCTGCGCTACGTCATGGACCTGTTCACCTCGAAGGTCATCAGCCGCAACGGGTTCTGGGAGCACTATCGCGCTATGGCGGGTGCGACCGGTCGCGATGTGGACTGCCATCGCAATCTCGGCATGGTGACCGAGATCGATGATTGGACCGAGGACTTCGATTTCGCCGAGGATTACGACAAGTACATCGCGAGGCGGGCTGAGCTTCTGTGATCAGCGTCATCATCCCGACCTACAACCGGGCGAAGCTTCTGGTCGAACGGTCGATCCCATCGGTCCTCGCCCAGACCAACAAGGACTGGGAGCTCCTGATCGTTGGTGATGGAACGGACGACGAGACGGTCGAGGCCCTTGATCACCTCGATGTTCCGTTCAGGTTCTGGAACCTGGCCCATGATCGCTACCCCAGCAATCATGACCAGGCCTGGGGCATGTACGGACTGACGGCGCTCAACTTCGGTCTCGACTGGGCCAAGGGAGAGTGGATCAGCGTCATCAACGATGACGACGAGTACACGCCCGACAACCACGAAGTTCTACTGGCGGAAGCCAAGAAAACCGGGTCGGACTTCATCTATGGGATGAGCGACACCTGGAAGAACGGAGTCCGGACGGGACAGCTCTACGGCAAGGTCCCTCCTGGTGACGGGTCCGTGACCCAGGGTTCCTACATCTACCGTCGCAGTCTGGAGTACCGCTACCGGCATGACTGCTACAGCCGGGGGCTGAACGGTGATGCCGACATGTGGGTCAGGATGAGAAACGCAGGAGTGACGTTCGCCTTCCTGCCCAGAGTTGTCCATCACTATCACAGGAGCTTTCCGTGATCCCTGGCAGTGACAAGGGGCCGACCTACCTGGCCCTCTACGACCGCTACTTCGAGACTCTCCGCGATAAGCCCGTGAAGCTCCTCGAGATGGGCATTGCGAATGGTGCATCCCTTCGCTACTGGGCTGACTACTTCCCCAAGGGGAAGATCGTGGGTCTCGATCTCGAGCCGCCTGCCATCAAGCACCCCCGCATCAGGACGGTGAAGGGCAACCAGTCTGACGCAGCCGCTCTCGATGCCTGCGGCGACTCCTTCGACATCATCATCGACGACTGTGCCCACATCGGTGTGGCCGCGAGGGCGTCCTTCGCGCACTTGTTCCCCAAGGTCGTGTCGGGTGGCATCTATGCCATCGAGGACTGGGGCACCGGGTACTGGTCGAACTGGGTTGACGGGGCTGCCTTTAGGCCTGGACACAACGCTGGCATGGTGGGTTTCGTCAAGGATCTCTTCGACCGGGTGTCCATCAACGACATCACCAGGGGCAGCTTCGAGGGTCACTCGGACGAGCAGTCGGACATCGAGTCCATGACCCTCATCAACGGCCTGGTGGTCGTGGTCAAGGCATGATCCCCGTCCTTGCCACCCCCGTCCTGGATCGATACGACCTTCTCGCGAACATGGAGAAGAGCGTGGACGTGGACGTGGAGCGGTACTACATCGTCGACAACGGTGGTCGGTACGGGGGAGAGAGCAGCCTGTTCGCCGACGTCGTCCATGTTTGTCGCCCCGGTGCCAACCTTGGGTTTTCAGCCTCGATCAACCTGGCGATCAAGGCCAACCTCATGGCTCCCTGGTGGCTGTTCGTCAATGACGACATCGTCTTTGGTCCTGGTGACCTGAAGGCCATGGAGGACCAGATGTGGGCCTCGAAGGACAAGCCGCTGATCGCAACGATGCAGACCTGTGCCTTCGCCGCCTTCGCAATCAATGACGCTGCCCTGGAGCTGACGGGATGGTTCGACGAGAACTATCACCCTGCCTATTGCGAGGACTGTGACATTTCATGGCGAGCAACCCGCAAGGGTGTGAAGTTCGTCGATATACCGGGAGCTACTCGTCATCTTGGCAGCCAGACAATCGGCGGGAACCGCAAGCGCAGGGATGAGAACAACCGGACCTACCCCATCAACGTCAAGTATCACCGCGAGAAGTGGGGAGGAGCTCCAAGGCAGGAGGTGTACGAGACGCCCTACAACCAGGGTGGTGACTCTTTCCTTACCACTGCCCCGAGACTCAGCCGTCTACGAGAGCTAGTCTGGTAGCGGACGCGACAAAGGAGAGCTCGATGAGCGACACCAAGCGAAAGTGGAAGACGGATCCCCTGGAGAAGTTCACGGACATCATCTCTCCGGAGGAGTACAGGAAGCACGGCATCAGGCGTCATCTTCCGCCTATCGCACCGTATCGCCCCTTTGATCCGACGGGTGACCTGGAGCTTCGTCGAGAAGTCGACGACAAGTTCCGCATCAAGCGCACGAAGTAGCTCTTGCCCCGCGCATTGCGTTCGCGTATCGTTCATCGAAGTTGAAGGGCGAACCGCGCAGGTTCGGCAAGCCGATCGGCGGCGTGAGTACGCTATGTACGACGCGCCCTTCCTCCCCTACACCAGAGACCGGCTAGAGCCATGCTCGCCGGACGGAGGCTTCTTTGGCTCGTGTTCTGTGGCTGGGTGACGCTGGATGCACCACTGGGTTCGGCACCGTCTCCCATGCGATCGGTGATCGCCTGGTAGATGTGTATGGACACGACGTCCATACGTTGGCGACGAACTATCGCGGCGACCATTGGCCGACATCAATGAAGCTCTACGTCCCGACTCTGCGTGATCAAAGGGACGTCTATGGCGTCACCAGGTTCGTGGAGATGCTCGGTAAGGTCGGCCCAGAGGTCGTCATCTCGCTCAACGATCCACTTGTCCTGCTGCGGCACCTGTTCAAGAACAGCCACGACAAGGTGCTCTCGCTCGCCAGGTATGCGCCCATCCTTGCCTACTTTCCCGTTGATGGACTGAACTACCCGGGAGTGGTCAGCAGGATCCCTGATCTGGTCAGCGCGTTGGAGCCGCTCGAAGGGGCCAGGACCCCGAAGCCGTTCCTTCTTCCGATCGTGATGAGCAAGTTCGGCAACACGACGTTCCCGAATGCTCCGCTCGTCTACCACGGCATCGACACCGAGACCTTCCGACCGGTCACGATGCGGCCGACGACGATGTCCAACGGGGCCATCATCAAGTCCAAGGCTGACGCCAAGCGTGCCCTGGAGCTCCCCGATGACTGCATCCTCGCGGTCCGGGTCGATCGCAACAGCCAGCGGAAGAACTACGCGGACTCGGTCAAGGCCCTTGTTCCGGTGATGCAGAAGGAGCCCAAGCTCCACGTCTGGTTCCACGCCAAGGCTGAGGACAGTGTTGGCATCGACTTCAACCTTCTCGTGTCCAGGTTCCCCGATGTCCAGGACAGGTTCCACTGGCCGGGGATGTTCGACACCACGATCGGCTGGAACCTCGAAGACCTGGTGACGGTCTACAACGCTGGGGACTTCTTCCTCAGCACCTCTGGCGGTGAGGGCTTCGGCCTGACGCTCGGTGAGGCTCTCGCGTGTGAGCTACCGGTCATCGCCATGAACGTATCGGCAATCCCTGAGGTCGTTGGCCCAGGTGGCGTGTTGCTCGAGCCCGACCGGACCTATGTGCCGCTCTCGGGACAGGACAATTGGCTTCCCAATGTGGAGGCTTTCACCGGCGCAATCCGAAAGATGGTCAGCTCCAAGGGAGCCAGACGTGATCTCGGTAAAGCCGGACGGAAGCACGTCGTCGAGTCCTTCTCGTGGGACGAGGCAGCGAACCGCTTCGATCAACTCATTACTAGCGTGGTCCAGAAGGCCTCTGGAGATGCCACGCCAGGAGGCGCTTCGTGACCACTACTACCCCGGCCTTCCGTTGGAAGGGACTCGATGCCATCGATGAGGCTGTTGCCGTTGTCGATGACCTCGCCCCGGATCAGCTCAAGCAGATCATGGACCTGCCGGAGCTGAAGATCATCACTGATGCCTTCAAGACGGACTCGGGTCTGGTCGATGGCATGGCGATGAAGACGCTGCATTGCACCGCGTCCTCGACGATCAAGGACCTGCACGGCGACTTCATGACCGAGGAGTGCGTCAAGGACATGGCGCGTCAGGCCAAGCAGAGCCTGACCATCTTCCTCAACCACAAGTACGACGCCCCGGAGGATGTCGGCGGTCGCGTGTATGCCGCAGACGCCCGTCCCACCGGTGAGCATGACAGCGAGGGCAAGGAGATCTGGGATCTCCACTACGACATCGCCCTCACCAGGAACAACTCCCGCGTCGAGCAGATCTATAAGATGGTCCGTGATGACGGCATCCGCCTTGGGATCTCCATTGGCGCGTACATCGTCGAGTACGACTACATCGACAAGGAGGCTGGCTTCTGGGGCGGCCTCATCATCAACAAGGTCCTCCTCGTGGAGACCAGCGTTGTCGGTATCCCGGCCAACCAGCGGTCGTGGGTCCAGAACGGCGTGATCGCCATCGGCAAGAGCCTGGGCATCGCCGAGAAGCAGATCCGTCGGGTCTTCGACGGTAAGGAGGCAGCTCCCATGACGCTCAAGACTGCGTCACTCAACGACAACAGCATGATCACCACCACCACCGCCGACAACGTCATTCTCAATGAGACGGCGACGACCACGACAGAGCTCGTGATCGAGCAGGCGGATGACACCGAAACCACCAGCACCGAAGAGGTGCAGGAGGCTACCGAGGCCGCTCCCGAGACGGAGAGCCCGGCCGAGGAAACGACCGAGGAGACGACCGAGGAGCCCGTCGTCGAGACCACCGAGGCTTCTGCCCCGGCTCTCGAGGTTGTCGCGCCCGAGATCGCCCTCTCGCTGAACGAAGGCAACACGCCGACCGTGGAGCTGGTTCTGGCCGCACTGGAGCAGGCAGCGGAGACGCTGACTGCTGTCCGGACGGAGAAGGCCACCCTCCAGGTCAAGTATGACGCGCTGCTGGAGGAGCGAGACCAGGCCATCAAGGACCGTGACGACGCCGCCGAGATCATCGCGATCGTTGCCAGGTCTCCACTCGGACGGAAGTCCCAGTTCGTGGCACCCGTGCAGACCTTCCGGTCTCGCTTCGGGGACATCTACGACGAGGCCTTCCTGAAGCTTTTGGAAAGTGAGTAACCCAACAATGGACCAGGACTTCCTGGCTCGCCTCAAGGCGGCCCTGGATGAGCTCGGCCCGGAGCTGGACAAGCAGAACGACGCGCCCCGTACCGCTTTGGCGGGCGTGGGTGAGGATCGCGACCACGCGGCTCGCAAGTTCCTCAACAGCGACGATCAGCTTCAGCTTCGCCGATCTCTCCGGAAGCTGTCTGACAGCGAGCTCAACTCGTTCTTCAGCGTCCAGGCGCGGAAGAACAACCAGGGCATCCCTGTCGACCACTGGATGGCGGCAGGCGGGAACTCCAACTCGATCGCCCAGGCGTTCGAGCAGAACCCGCAGATCACTCGCGCTCTCGACTCCACCGGTTCGGCACCGCTGATCCGGCAGGACCTGGAGCCGGTCATCTACGAGATGTTCATCCGGAACTTCCCGGCCTACGAGCGGTTCCCGAAGGAACCGGCCAACGGCCTCGTGCATGCCTACAACCGGACGACCTCGTTCGGTGGTGCGGCGTTCATGGG